TGTAGGGTGTAAATGCGCCAACGCCCTGTGTTTCAGCGGCGGTAATAGCCGCTTGCTGGGCAGGGGAGAACCCTGCCACTTGATAGCCAGGAAGCTGTTCGGCAAGCGTTTGTCCCCCGCCCTGGTTGAAGGCCAGTTTCTGGGCTTCTTGCAGTAGCTTAAGCTTGTACGCTTCGATCTCCGGGGCTTCCCGGACTATCTGTTGGGTGACTGTTTCTTCTGCCATTTATTTCCCCTTAACGGCTCCGCCTTCGAGCTTCTTCATTAACTTGTACATGCGCGCCGCGCCCTTGCGACGGCTGCCGCCTCCGGCGTTGCGCACAGCCTTGGCTGTAAACACGAACTCGCCGTCTGACAGCATCGCGGGGATGTCATCCGAAGTGCCAGTGCCGGGGCCGTTGATTGGGCCTTGGCGACGTGGGAAGCTGGTCATTTTGGCGTCACCGCCTTTGGCCATGCGACGAAGCTGCCCGTCAGAGCCGTACATAAGAGGCACGCCATACAGGCCTGCCGTGTTGTAAGGTTGCGCCACGCCCCTAGACCGGTTTCTCATACTGCCCGGTGTGACCATCGCTGCTTGGCCAATTGGAATCGAGGCATATGACGGGGTGGGAATAATTGGGCTGGCTGATGCCGCAGGCCGGGTGTAGCTGCCAAGACCCCCGCTATATAAAAGAGGGTTATCCCTTATGTAGTCACTGCCTGTGTAATTGCGATCGTACGCGGGGTTTGGATTGCTAGGATCGCTCTCCATGGCACCCGCGAGGTACGCAACCCCAGTTCCTACCGCTGCCAATGGGCCGTATTTGGTGAAGATACCTGCGTCCGCTGCTAGACCAGGGCGGCTGGGCGAGAGGTACTCGTTGTACAGGTTCTTAGTGCCGGAAATCGCTCTGTCAAGGTATGACGGAGGTTGGTAACCCGGAGGTGGATAATTTGGTATCGAAGTTAGCTCGCCCAGAGCCGCACTATTAGGCGGCGGAAGTTCTATGCCCGGAGGTGGATAATTTGGTATCGAAACTCGCTCGCCCAGAGCCGGAGACCTGAGTTGCTGGCCCGGAGGTGGATAATCTGGTATTTGAACTTTCTCGCCCAAAAGCGGAGCTCTTGGTAACGGAGCTTGTGTGCCCGGAGGCGGAGTATCCGGTATCGGAGCTTTACTGCCCAGAGCCGTCTGGGAATAGTCAGGGGGAATGTTTAAGTCAGTAAGGCTTCCCTGCCCTGCCACAACGCTGTTGTTGGGATAAAGACCTGCGTCAGAGGCGTTTATTACGTCCCGCGCAGTGCCGATCGCTTCAACTGGGCGTACCGCTCCAGAGGCGTTGACGCCTAATACCTCAGTGGCAGACGGTGGGTCTAACTTCACAGCGCCCTCAGCGGTATTCTGAAGTCCTCGCATCGCCCCTGCTGATACGCCCGAGATCAAGCCCATTCTCAAAGCGTCTTGCTCGCTCATGCCACCCAGCCTGCCGATACCCGCGCCAATTAAACCGGTTGTCAAGCCTGTGTTCAACGCACTGCCGGCTGCGCCGGGCAGGTAGCTGCCAACAGCCGACAAGGGGCTTGTGCCAAAGACCGTGCCGCCACCGCCGACGTAGCCCATCGCACCTGCAATGAGGGCATCTTTAAGATCGCCGCCGCCCAAGAGGGAAGACCCTGCGCTGGCAAGGCCATATACCGTCCCAGCTGACATGCCGTAGCCCGCTGCTGCCGGTCCAAGGACCGATGCCAAAGCAACAGTGGTCAAGATGCGCCCAACAGGGCTCTTGAGCACGTCTTTGGTGACATTTACAACGTCTTTGACAGCGTCTTTGACGCCGCCCACGATGTCCTCAAGAACATTGCCCTTAAACTCAGGTAAACCCGTAGCAGGGTTAATCGTGCCTGAGCCGCCACGGCGCTTGAGCATCGCAGCTTCTTGGGGGGTAATGTGGGCAAGGATGCTGTCCCCGCCGCGCCCTTTAGCGGCAAGGTATTGACCAACATCGGCCAAGCCGCCAGAAGCCATGCCCACAGGTTGCAGGCCTTGAACCACGGGGCCCATGTCCATGGGCTCTTGCGCGCCAGCGCCCTGCATCTGCCGCATCTCCTGCAGCACCGCGAGCATCGCGCCAATAAACTCAGGGTCGTATTCTGCCGGCATGTCCCCTTCATCAAGGGCACCGCCTTCAATCATTTTCTGGAGCAGGTTCTTGTAGTCACCAGGATTCTGGCTGACGTATGTAAAAACCTGGATAAGGACATCAAGCTGCGCAGGTGTGAGCTGAAGGTCACCAATGTTCTGGCGAATGGCCTCTTTTAAGGCAGCATCCTCTCCGGGGCGGGCAATGCCAAGCGCCGTCATCGCGGCATCGTAGGAGTCCGCACTGGTGACAGTTGGTTGTTGCTGTGGGGCTTGTTCGCCCTCCATGCCCATGCCTTGAGGCAAGGCCATAATTCCTTCAGTTGCCATGATAGTCCTTTCCAATTTTTGCCAAAGACCTCATGGGCCGCGCGCCGGGAAAGGACGCGTTGATGGCAAGATTATCCATTAAAGTCTTAGCTTCTGTCCACCAAAAGCGCGCTCACGGTCACATAAACATAGTCTTGCGAAGAAGTGACAAACAGCTCATCGTATTCCTCAAGCACCAAAGGACCTGCGTTCCAGCCGGCCAAGAGGTCTACATACTTGTTTGGGGTTACCGATTCCAGCGGCACGAGGTAATGCGTTCCAGCCCCATCAGGAGCAAAGGTAACCGTTATGTTGGTGCTATTCACACCTATGTTTGCTATCCAAATAGACTTGACAATGGCGGTTGTGGCAGCAGGAACCGTTAACACAATTAACGGTATGGTTGCGGACGGCGTTTTTTGAAAGCGTTTGTATGCGTTTGACATTATTTTCCAAGGAACCAAGTTTGCGCTTGGTCCTTGTCCTCCGTGACGATAGGGGTGTAGGTGCTGTTGAGCTGCAGAATAATCTGCTCAAGCGAACGCACCAACTGATTGAACTGCTGCGGGTCGTAGCCTGATGGCGACGCGTTGGGCAGGCGGACGTTGGTGATTTTGCTCATCTCATCCCATCCGGTTGGACATCCACTCGCAGCGTGCCGTAGCGCCACCATCCGCCCAACTCATCGCTTTCAATGCGCAATTGAATCTGGCGGCCGCGCGCGCGAGTGCTGACAAACTGCGTGGTCGGTGTGATTGTGTAGGGGTCCAAGGAGCTTGCTACTGCAGAAGCCTGTGGATAAGCACGCAAAAGCAGCCGCACTATCAGCTCCCCTACCTGACGCTTGAAGTCGGGAATGAACTTTTGCATGAGCAGCATCTGGTCCCCGTCACCAAGGTCAAAGTAGCCGGAATATATAAAGGCGTCAATTGCCACGCCATTGGCATCCACACCGTCTTCCTGGTTGTACAGATAACTGCGACCCGCTGTGAGGCCGTAAATTGTGGTGATGGTGGCGTCGGTATCAAGCGGGTCATATTCGGAGGCCAAGGGTTTCTCAAACGTGCCAACGTCGGTCCAGGCCGTGCGGGACATAGTGCCCACTGACCAGACGTTTTCCATGTAGTTGTAGGTCACAAAGCGGTTGATGTAGTCACTGCTCAATGACGGATAGAACCACGTTACCTCGTTGAACTGGGTGTTGATGCCCACGTTCACGGCAGTCGCCTGTGCAATGTTCAGGTCTTCAAAAATGTAGTCCTGCACAGTGCAGGGAATCTTCTTGACCGTACCGTCAAACACAAAGAACGCGTCCTTGCTCATCCAATACGCCACGCCATTGACGTCCGCAGCCGCGTGGGGGCTGATGATCCCGCAATTGGCACCCAACTGCTGGAAGCCAAAGGTGTAGGGCGGCCCGAGGAACTGTTGGCCGTGAATGGACAGGTCTGTCCAGATCAAAATCTGACCACGTGAACGCAACGCCGAAAGAATCTCGTTTCCGTCCGTGAGCCGTTGTCCGCCGGCCGTGTTGGTTGCAGTGGCGACAAACTCGTTGATGTCTTCCTGCGAGGAAAAACGCACGAACATCGGGTCCTGGGTTGTTGGGCTACTCAACGTGGATTCCGTGCCAAAGCACACCAGGTGCCTGTCCGGGGTTGATACCAGCGCAAACTTGGATTTAGTAGGCGCGCCGGAGATGGCCGTGGCCCGCGTTCCGAGGCCCGAGTCCGGGTCCCACTCGTAGATGCCGCCATCAACCAACTGCAAAATAAGGAGCTGGCCAAAGTTATCAAACTGCCAGACCCGGGCCAGCAGGGCCAAAGCAGCCGAAGCAGGACGGGGCGTACCCCAGGTGCTCAAGCCCCAAGTGCCAGTGCCCCATCCAAAGTCAACAAAGCTGATGTCACCGCCAACGTTGATTTGGTAGGTCGCGGTTGCCGCGCCGGCCGTTGTCGTGGAGGTTGCTGAGGTCGGGGAGACGATTGTGTAAGTGCCAGTGGTCAAGACCTCTTGAACCTCAAACTCGTTTGTGAGGCTGGCATTGGTAATACCCCCTGGATTACCTGAGACGGCGCTGAACGTGACAAAGTCACCCTGCACCGCACCATGGGCCGCGTCATTGACAACCACCGTGGTACTGCCGCTGGTAGTGCTAAAAGTACATGCACCAGAGGCCCGAATGGGGGTGATATCGGCCCACGCGCCGCCGTAGAACGCATAGACCTTC